CTGGAATCGATGCTGTTCGCACCGTCAGCGGTCGCACGCACAAGTGCGGACAAGGACTCACCAAGCTGATACGACATTTCCTTAGCAACGTTCTCTACCGTGTTATCGATAGAAGTTGCCAGAGACAGACTGGAGAAGTTCGCGTAATCCGCATATTCACCAATCGTGGCAGTCGTGTTCAGCACGTTGATCGACAGAGAAGAACCAACGGTTCCTTCAGTCGTCTGCGTGGTGAGCGCCCCGAGCGGCACATACATAAACCAATTGTGTTTAGGAGATTAGTGTTCCCACTAATTCGCTCTCATAGTCGCCTATGAGTTCAGACTGTATCTTGATTTCTGACGAATCATATTTAGGGCGTTGAGCGCCCGCTTTCTCTTATCAATCAGGTAAGGAATCCAAGATAGTAATACCTTCTCAGATTTCTCTCGATTTGATAACGACCACCGGTAGGAGTCGTTCCAATTCGATTTCTTCTTACTCAATTGATTACAAGAAAAACTTCCGCCGTATTTTTTATGAAGGGCGGAAATTAAACCCTTGTGTGCGTTATCCGCATACAGAGTTTGTGTCAATGAAACGCCGCCGTCGCCGTCAATAAACCCAGCAACATAAGCATTAGAAATCTCTTGCGAGTCAGTCGTTACGGAACCTTTGTTCCACTTCAATGCCTTTATGCGAGTGAATAGCATATCCCGAATTTCAGGACATTCTCGCCCATTCAAGGCATAGTATTGAGTTATTAAATCCGCTTCTTGGGATTTTATAATCAAATACGGAGCAATAGTGGAAAGAAAGGACAGCGCGTGCTTCTGATTGGTAATCTTCCAATCATATGCTTGCTTGTGCCCAGAAATCAATTTTCGCTTTTTATACGCCCCGCCGAAATGAGTAACAACCCATTTCATAAGCGCGAGATTCGTATTTGTGAAAATTATCTGGGCAATATAGTTATAGCAGTTGCTAGAACGGCGAAAACTTCGGGCGATATTAAAGCACCCTTCCGCGTCTATTAAACCCGCTACATACTGAATTGTCCTTTTTTGCATAGGTTTCCTCGGTATTGTCTACTATTATTAATATAGCAGATATTCACCGATTTTGCAAGATTTTTAAGAACCTGAAATATGGGACGCATTTGATCTCATATTGATTTCCGCTCTTCATCGGCAAGTCAAGACGCTGACTGCACCGAACGAAAGGCGTATTCGCTTTCAAGTTCTCCCTGAAGCGTTTGTCATACAATTTCCCGTCAATCACTGTTTTCAGGGCAAGTACTATGAATACTTTACAGTTGATTGTGGCAGGTTAGATAACTGATTGCCTGCCGGTGAGAAAGCCATGTGATTCACCTATTGTGTCAGATTCGGCTCGCGGCACGCTGCGCTCTTTTTTGAGCCGCTACCGCTTCTAGCTGTTCGACGTACTTTCCAAACGCGGGGTCTTTCAACCTGCGCTTGTACTCATCTGCCGACATTTTTTCGATATCTGCAAGAGTCAGGGAGTTAGCATCTTCGGCGGGTCTATTGCCGTTGGACGAAGACGTTCTGTCGTTCAATCCTGATGGTGCCTGAATTCTTGGGGTTTGTACGGGTTCTGCCGCGGGACTAATCCGAGTCTCGGGCACAACGGGAGCCGCCGTCTTTGGCTCCGGTTCCACCGCTGGCACTGCCGCGGAGGCAACCTGTTGCACAACAGGTGCTATGTTCAGACAATCCTGTTTGACCATAGCTGCATAAGCTGTTTTGAAGTTCTTGACGGTAGGAAGTAGCTCATGCTTAGCCATCCAACCTGTCAGTTTCGTAATGTTGTCCACGTCGGGATAAAAATCAGGGACATCCCGCTGGAATTCCGCAAAAGAGGCTTCGACGACAGCCTGCTTTGCAGCAACTTGACTCGTGTTCAGGAGTTCGCGCACCTTAGAAGTAGGAACGCCAAACTCTGATTCAAACAAACGCGCCCGACCCTCTTCGAACTTCGCGGGGTCTTGCATATCCTGAATAATCGCAAACCGTTCCTCAGTAGTTAGCGGTTTAGCTTTCAATTCTACGAACTCGACCTGGCCGCGCTCTGCGTCTGCGGGGATGTCCGAGCCGTCATCATCAACGGGCTTGCCGACAACGCGTGCCGCGTGCTCCTCGCGTCCCCAACGAATGGCTTCGATATGATTCTCAGTCAGTTTTTTGACGAGTTCATCCTGAGTCTTGTATTTAATAACCTGAAGTCCGCCGACCTTGCGTCCGTGCTTGTCGACGGGTTGATATTCATACCGCTGCTCGATTTCTGCCGCGGGCGTAGGCGCAGCAGGCGCGATTGGCGCAACAACGCCTTCAGGGTCCTGAGCGACAGCGGTTGGTGCCTGCGCTACTGGGAATCCCTCAGGGTCAATCGTTTCCACAGGTGCCTGAATTTCTACGGGATACAGCGCGTCAAACTCCGCTTTGAAATCAGGGTCTTTCATCTTAGCGGCAAACTGATCCGCTGACAACTGTTCTACATCAAATTTGCGTAGTGCCATTTTCCCCTCCTATTTTCTCTTTATGCATCAAACTTAAAAGATGTCGAAACCATTCCAATTTAGCCGCCTTTAATTCCGACGTTTCGTTTATGGTATGCGTCTTCTCCCACTCTTCTACTTCTTCAGGTGTCATTATCTTGGCGGGCGTCACTGGCATAATCCATAACATCTAGAATCCCTCCTATTTGAATTAATCCCTATTAAGCGCGATTGGTAAGGACAGCGCCTTAAGAACAGCTTCGTATCCCTCAACCTTTCCACGCAAGGAATCGAGGACAGGTGGACTAAATCGATTGTCTTGTGTCGCTTCGTGCAATATCTCCGACCAGCATTGATAGGATCGTGCTACGCGAGCGACTGCTTCCAACGTACCTCCTATTTTAGTATACGGCGAACTAAACTTCTTATTTGAAGGCCAAGGGCCAGAAATTCTGGTAATCATCTAAAATCCTTCCTGTCCTTCAAACTCTGCTGGGTAAACGGGACGTTCGGGGTTGTCTATCGTGCCGATGCCCGATGCTTCTTGCGCGTCCAGCATTACCTCTTCTTGCAACATTTGCAGCAAAAGATGGTAAAAATCATTTGCGCCGTTCACTGTTGCATGCGCCGAAACTACTTCCTGTGGGTTAGCGTTATTCGCCTTAATCAACCGTTGGTTTAGCACCTTCAGCACGTCCTCCATAACTCGCTGGAGAAGGCGAAAAGACTCCGCTTGCTGCACGTAGCTCACGAGCATGTGCCGTTCTCTAATGTCGAACTTCGACAAGGGTTCCATGCCGAAATGACTTACGTCTCTTGTCTCCTCCATGTTGTCCTCCTAAAATTTGTGCCCCGCACCTCGCGGTCACCGGGGCCGTGGTCGATTTTTAAGCCGTCGCTAGCGTATCGACAAACGGATGTTTGTACGCCTAATGCTTTAGGCAGCGGGCGTAGCGGGAGCAGGCGTCGCAGGCGCTGCCGGAGGCAGTGCAGCGACAACCAATGCGTTTACCGCGTTAACTGCGGCATCAGCCGCGTCGACTTCTGATTGCGGGACGCTGTTCGCGCCCTGTGCGATCAAAGCCTGCACGTTGGTGTTCAGTGTGGCGATGTCCGTATTCAATTGCGTAATTGCCATTGTTAGCTCCTTTATTACGTGGAGTAGTTCGTGATTACTCATTTACACCTCCAGTAATCTTAAAAAATTACTCGACCGTCGGGAGTTCGCCCTGTATAGCCCCTGCCCCCGTGGATGGTTGACCCGTTATGGCTTCCCCCATCCCACTAGCCTTCGCCGCCTCCCGGGTTATATCTCGCTTGATACGGTTGTCACTAGCCTGATCTTCTAATTGCTGTTTTTGTGCGAACTTCTGTTGGTCGGATTGCTGTTTCGCCTGCATCGCCCCTTGTTGCAAGGCTGCTTTGCTGTTTGCTGTTCGTTCCGCTTTTTGTTGCGGGGTAAGATCGACAATAACGTCTTGTCTGTCCTTCCACTCAGAACTTTCTAGCATCATATCAATGATACGTTCGATATTCACCGCTTTGCCGCGCACGGCTAACATTTCTTGGATGTTAGGATTATCCAAAATCTGCGTAAGCATTACCATGCTTTGCGCCATCGTTCGCTTTGCAGCCAACGACGATCCTGCCAGCACTTCGTACTCAATCTGTGCGTCGTGAAAATCCTGAATGCTAAAGTCTTTCAGGAAGTCTTGCCCTTGCTCTTGTCCGAGGACATGCAGAATAGCCGCGTCGGACATGACATTGAACGTCAATCTGTCGATAACTCCGAGGAATGGCTTGAACACTTGTTCGATAAAATTGTCGAGAGGACCATCGAGTCTCGTTGCACTGGCTCCAGCCATCAGGTTTGCACCCGTTGCGCTTCGCCCCATGCCTGCACGAGGACCCGCGGATGAACCTTGCACCAATGTCTGATCCGCCCCTGATGAAGACTCCGTCGCTTGTTCGGATTCTTTCAGTGCGCTCCAGACGTCTGAAGGCACCTTCGGAGATTCGAGTAGCCGATAAGATTTCTCGGTATCAGTGACAGCGAGAATCTTACCCAGACCCGTACGGATAGTTTGCGTCGGCGCGTTATCATTGCGGTCGCGCAGATAAATCGGATTGACGCCGTATGATAGAATTTTCAAAATCGCGTTAATCGTTCCTTGATCAACACGCTGATTCTGTCCAACGATAAGACCGAGACCCATGCCACGGAACGCACGCGGGCGATTCCACCAGTTGCTTGACAGGAACGGAATCTGTTTGAATTCGTTCTCGCCGGTATAGATAACTTTCTGCTGATTCAGAACGACGATTTTACGACCTTTGTCCCAATATTCAAGGACTTCAACCTTGACTCGCAAGGGGTCTGGTGAAGATGTTACGTTCTCGTCTTCAGCATGATGCACGACGCCGCGAGCGTAGGTATATTGCTCGGCGTCAGTATAGTGGCTCTTAAGATTGCCGACTTCCCAGATTGATTTGATGGCGGCATCACTCGGGAATTTCCACCCGTTTATGACAGTTCCGTCTTCGCCATCTTCTTGAGCGCCGACAACCGCCTTCTTCAAATCCATGAACTGATACCAATCCATAAAGCGAACATCAACCACCCAGCCCGCTTCGCGAATATCGGAACACGCCAGCGCCGGATCAACAAGAACTAAATCGGGGCGACGGTGTTCAAAGAACGGCAGGGGCACAATCTTTTCAGTGCGCGTAATCTTGGGCGGTTCATCGGTAGGAACTGAAGTTCGAGTCGAGGAGCCGTCAGGATTTGGCGTATCAATGTGCCGAACCGTCGCTTCCCGCTTAAACGTCTCAATCGTCTTCCAGTCATACCCCCATTTAAATATGCCCGTACCAAACAACGCCATGGTCTCAAGACCCCACTTGACGTGGTTCTTGAACTTACAATCGTCTAAAATAAATGAGAAGAGCGCGGTTTTAGCGTCTATGACTTTTTGGCTAGTGCCCGGACGCGGGCGTAGCAACATCGGCGGGTCCTCGTAAAACAGACCTTTATACAGTTGCGGAACAACCGCATTGCACACCTTGGCGACTGTGAACCGCTGAACATTAGGAGCGAGAACGTACGTATTCTCGTAAACTTCCATAGGGCGCGGCGATTGAAAAAGCAAATCTGCGTCGCGATAAAGAAGGGTCCATTGTCGGTTCCCGATGAACTCCTTTGCCATTTGTGCTGACTGCACAACAAGCGACAATTCGAGATCAATCGGTAGATCGCCGTCTTTTCCAAAAGCCTGTACAGGAAGGGGCGCACCCGGATTGCCGTCCGCTACTAAAGCGGCGTCGTCAAGTAATTCCATTTACCCTCTCCTATTGATACAACCCCGCGTCTTCGAACGGATCACTCCACGTTCCTAACCCCGCGCCGCACGTTGCCTCGCCATCTTGCGCGTCAGGAAACTCGCCCTTCAAAGCGTTCATATGTTCTTGCTTCGCTTCTTCCTGTTGATACGGAGTTCCAAATATCCTATCGTGCATTGCCCGTTCGCCCGTATTCATGTAGTCGTGTGGGCCGAGGGACTCAATATGCGCCGAGTTGTCCGCGTACGCCGCGAACTGGTTAACAAGAATCGCCAGAGCGTCTACAATGTCGTCGTGGGTTGATGCCGCCGTACCGAACTTCGAGAGTTCGTCGTAAAGTTCTTCCTTACCGGGCATCGAATACAGAAATACCATCCGATTATCGCCCAAATAACGCAGGACGGGGCCCGCTTTCTCAGATTTCGACTTTGACTTATTTCCTTGCCCGAGAGTGACAAACCGTATCGGAACCTTGACCCCGAGTTTCGCCATCTCGCGGTACGCCTCGCGCCCCATCCATTTAACGCCGACGGACTCTTCGATGCAAATCGTCTTAGGATTCCACTGATGTGCTGCCGCGGCTATAATGCACGGGAGTTCATATTCGTTGTACTTCCCGCGCTTCATGTCTAGGATGTAAAATCGCCCGCCTACAATGAGTGCCGTGATGATAACCGTGTAATCCGCCCACGATTTCGTCGAATAGGCAGTGTCTACGCAAGTTACCCGCATGCCGCCGTCGGGTAACTGCTGCACGGGAACAGTACGCCGTACAAGAAGCTCCCGAGGGAACTTTATGACGTGCATCTGTGTTGGATCGTTGAGGTACTTGATTGCGAACCACGGGTCAGTCTTTCTCGTGTATCGCAGGAACTTGTATGTTAACGAATGTTCGTTGCCGGGGACATTAAAGAGGTAATGATAATCGCTCTCCAACATCTCGTCTTCGATCTTGCCGAGTTTCTTCGCTTCATCCGTCGCCCACCACGCGGGACGGATAAGCATCTTCATGTTGAATTCGTCGCCCGCGCTTACTGCTTTATCTCGATTCTTAATACACTGCCCGTAACAGTCTTCGCCGTCGTACCACGTTCCTACGAGGTCAAAGAACCCGAAGGGGTGGAGCATAGCTTTATCAATGCTGACCTTTTTGTTAACGACAGTCATTCTGTCTACAGTTTGACTGTTTTCTTCAGTCACAACGTCGTCTAACTTAAGAACGCATACGTGCCATCCAGCCAGATTCTGCTCGATAGACGCTGCAAATACAGTACATTCCTTTTCAGTCATTGAGACTGCTGGTGTCTGATATTCAGCATTTTTTCCCTCTTCTGCTGGTATGCAGTGTTCTGGGAAAAGAACTTGAAACATGCTCCGCGTCCCATCGGGGGCTTGCCGCGGTTGAAGATTTTTCTTGGGGTAATACGCACCCGGGCAATTTCCACCGTCTTCGAGGGTGAAGTGTCCTTTGATTTCTCCTACAAAATCGTTCGCAAGAGGGAGAACGCCCGTCAATACAAGAATCGTTACCTCGGGGAAGGCGATTACGTATTGCACGCAATCCGCCATGTTCATTGAAGACTTAAAACATCCGCGAGGGATTAGCAATAGTCGCTCTTTGGCGTCTACGTAATTCGTCTTTGATGTGAACTCTTTAAACGTCTTATAAGTCGGATTTTTCTGAACAAAGAAAGAATTACACACATGCTCATGGCACGTGTAGACTTGCCCGTCTGTCCACGTATACGCCTGCCTCGTCATGTCAGGGTATTTCTCTAACAAGCGAGTAAGAGCGAACAGATTTGTCTGTGCAAGATACCGATACGTCTGAACCTGTTTCAGCGTGAGCGTGGGTTCGAACTTGTTAATGATATTCAGAATCCGCTGCTGCCGTTCAGCGGGGATACGCTCCCAACTTTTGACAGAATTCGCCAGATACTGTTCTTCTGGCATCGTGCGACACTGATAATTGGCGTCCTGTGTTCGATGCTCTGTATACCATGCCGCCAAACTAGTAGCGTCCATTTATCCCTCCTTTAGAAAAACTATACTACTTTTGGGAATTATTAT